CCGTAAGCCCTCTGGGAATCGGTTATGAACCCGAGACCCAGATCAGCTCCAGGGTAGGAATCTTTCCCCGGGATGTAATCCCGAAGTTAGACCCATATCCTGTTAACCGGCAAGCTAATCGGACCCGTTCGGTAAAGAACTTCCAGTCTACAACGACAGGTTGTTCAAACTTTACGGCCCGAATCCAGCGTATGCCATTCTTCCACTTCGCCACTGGCCTTAGACCATGGAGCACCGAATCGCCAAGGCGATCTGGCCCTCCGATATGTCTAAGGTTGTGTGGCAACCGAGAAAGGATCCAGCCAAGGAACTTGCGGCCATCATGGCCGCAAAGATCCAAGACTTTTTTCGTGCCGTTATAGCACGAATAGCAGACGTCGGGCTCATCGAGTTCTCTCTTCAAATAGAAACCCCTCACGGGGAATCCGAGGAAGAAATCTCCCCCGCAGGACTCCCGGAAGGGGCCAGCGAGGAAAGACTTATCACGGTTTAGTTCAAAACCGCAGAACTCTAGAGACTTCTGAACAAGGTCTACGCTCTCGGTAGGAACAATTATATCGTCACCAAAGACGAAGACGTTCCATCCTAGATTAGCCGCAGAGCCGGTAAGCTCAACAGCAACCATAGCTATAGCCGCGAAGATCGCAGTTTCTAGCTCAAACGTAAAGCCATTGCCCATACTGGAGAACTTCTCCAACAGTTTCCACTTACCTTCTTTCGAAGGCGTGGAGCTGAAAAGATTATTCTCCCGTAGGCGCTGAAGGTCGTCGACTCGCGTGTACTTAGACCGAAGGTCTTCCATACGCTCGAGCCAGCCGGTTCCTCCAAGTAGATACTTGACAAGTTCTACTGCGCACGTGTCGCTTGCGTTAGACAGATCGATGGTAGCATAAGAATCATCATACGACGCTTGCTGCGCCACCTTGCGGTGGACAGTTTGTGCCGTGTCGAGATCCCAGCCACACCTATCGAGCAATCGTTTCCTTATGCACCCGCCTAAAGCGAGTTGACCATAAAGGTTAACGAGAGGTTCGATGGCTATAGGGCGATCAATCAAGGCTGTCTTGTCAACAGTCGTGAAGCGATTTCCCCGAACTACATCGATGCAATCTTCAGAACTCGAGACATAAGGGAGGGACATCTCTGCCCCCCACAACGTCCCGACAATATCTGATAAGTACCAGATAGCGTCCTGAGTCACGGTCGGTTTACAGCTGTATTTATCCGCTGCGGTTGGGCTGCGCACCAGATCTCGAAAAGAACTTCCGGGTCCGAACCTCTCCCGCCTTTGCATTTCTGCATCAGAGGGAGCGTTTCCTAACATCCATTGCAGCTTTCGCTTGACCAGATCAAGAAACCGCAGAGCGGGATCTCTTCTCATGGTCATGCTGCGAATGCGATTGTTGGTCCGGAAGCATAACGCTTCACCCGCGTACCACTTATCGACACAAGCCTTACGCCTATCCGCCTTAGAGAAACCCTTTGCAAAAGGGTTCTTCTTCAGGAACGAAACGGCAGCTATGTCTTTAAGAGCACGTTCAGGGGTGAGGTACGTCCTGGGGTCTACAGAAGTTGTAAGCACCCCCACCCAATCTCCTGCTTTGGCTCGAAGCCATAGACTAAGAGAAATTGGAGTGTCGAGTTCCTCCCAATAGAGGAGGGCAGCATGTTCCGTTACGGTGAATTGCTGGGTTGACATGGTCTACGCCCTTACGTTGCTGCGTATCCAGCCGCCACACACTGCTTGACGAGACCAGAGGTCTTGCCAATCAGGTTGAGGAACTGGTACACACCTTCGTTAATCTCGCTTGCCGGAATGGCTTGCGGGACTGTGATCTCGGTACGAGCCACCAGCGAGTCTTGCGACTCGTAGCGGTTCGTAGTAGAGTTCAACAGAGCGTAGGGCCGCTTATAGACAAGGGTTGCGCGGCGGGCGGTCCGAGGACCGTTCCACTGCGTGCTCATCGTCAAAGTAGCCCTGTGACCAACCGGGAGCCCTGCGGCTGCACCGGTATCTTGTCGCCACATCGCCTGCCCGTTATCGCCCGGAGAACCGGACAATGCGTCGTAGGTGATATCAGTGGTTTCGTCTGCCTTTTTGCAGACAATTGCGGCCATAGCTGGCATGGTTATGTTTCCTTGAAACGATTGATCCTTCTGGGAAAGTTACTTCCTCGGACGAGGAACGTTTACACCCCAGAAGCTTTTGTGATCAATTTCACCAGAACCAAGGACACCCAGTACTAGAGCGATGGCTTGGATGCCACGCTGAAGACTGAAGCCCTTGAACGGCTTGACCACCAGCGAAGGGCCAGGAAGCCCTAAGACACGGTGGAGTTCCACTGTCTGGATCACCGTATCGTGTTGGACAAAACTACCAAAATAACCGCCTGTTTCAGGATTGAATTCCTGCCAGTCAGTTCTCTCGTAGCCAGTCGCACGACACAAAGCTTTCCAAGAATAGTGCGGGTTATCAAGTTCTAACCCGTATAAGTCAGTCATAGAACTGAACATCTGTTCCACGTTGACGAACCAGTCAACCACGAACGAAAAGGGAAGCAGCTTCCAGGGCAGTGCTACGTCTAGAAGACCTAGCCTTACCGCTAAGAAGAGATTAGGGTTTGTGACCCTAACCCCGCTCCGAATCGTCACAAACAGCTTGCATGTAGCTTCACCTCGACTGACGTAGCCAGGGCCAGAGGAAGGATAATAGTCACGCCAATAATCAAAGCTACTGGCCTTCACCTGTTTAGGGTGAGGGTCAGAAGTTAAGATTTCGGCGGAGGACTTAATATCCGACATCAAAGGCTTAAGGCCATACTCAAATTCGAGGATATTAGCTGACAGCGCTCTGCTGTGACTAACTCGAGAAGGCACGTTAGTCCTTAGATAACGTGCGGCGTCACCAAAACGCCCTTGACGCATGTTGCGAGTGAACTGCCAGAGCTGCCAAGCCCTGGAGTTGAACATCTCGCGCGCTTTGTTAAATTGCGCGAGATTCTCACCCCAACCTGCGCTATCCGAGATCTGACCCTGAAACTTCGCATAAGCGTGGTTGTAAGCGGCGTTGTAATGCCGATCAGCCTCACTCATGTTCAGAAACGACCACGATACCGCTTTTTCGCGAGTACTTTCGTACTCTCCACCATAAAGGCTTCGCCCCTTGCTCGATCTCCAACCAGCCGCACGTTCCATGCGGTAGGCAAGAGGGAGATTATAGGGTTTAGCTTGACGGTAGCGAACAGCATTGAGATTGTGGTACGGCCCTACTTCAGTGTAGGGAAAGGGTCCGGTCACGGGGTTCACTGAGTGCTCCTGATGATGGGGATTCCCCGCATCGCACGATCATGCCATCACGGCGTGACAGCTGGATCGTCCATGTTCGAGAACGTAGGACTTTCCATTCGAAGGACCCCCGCTTCCTCTAGGAAGTTGATAAACTCGACCAAACTATCCAAATCGAAGCTATATTCGTCTCCAAAACCAAGGGACCAATCCCCAGAATCGTCTTTCGACGCCTGGAAATCGCCATTGGTAAAGAGAACGGGGTAGTCTCCGAAAAGGTAAGAATGTTGAGCCATATCAATCCCTAAAGGTTGCGGAG